CAATGAGCAGCTTCATTTTCATGTCGTCGAGCGACACGAGGTCGATGCTGGTCGGCGGTGTGATTTCGATCAAAATCTGTTGCATCGTTATCGCCCGCTGAGTTCGCGCTCGGCGTCGTACTGTTCGAACATTTTGGCGAACGATATTGCCGGCCCCGTCGAGCCGTCGCTCAGACGCGGGATCACCGTGTAGCCCTCGATCTGATTGGCGACCCATGTCGGCGCGTTCTTGCCGGGCGCGCCGGGCAAACCGCGATCACCGGGCAGGCCTTTCTCGCCGCGCTTGCCGACCGGGCCCGACTGCCAATTTGGTCCGGGACAACTCCCCGGATTGTCGACCTTCGCCACAAACCAACCATGATCGACGGTGACGACGTCGAGCGCGCGATAGCTCGAATCGGGAACGTAGGTGCCGCGGATCGTGAAGGCGGCGCCGGGCGCGCCGGCCGCGCCGGCCGCAGCGATCAAGCGCCAGTCGTCGCCTGGGCCCGGTTCTTTGGCGGTGTCACGCCGCGCCTGCCACGTCGAGCCGCCATGCGTGACCAAAGTGCTTTGATAGTGAATGCCTTCCGCCCACGCCTCGACCGCATTGAGCATGCCCTCGGCGCCATCCGCACCGCGCTCGCCGCGCTCGCCCTGCACGCCGATCGGCCCCGGGTCGCCGCGTTCGCCACGCTCGCCGGGCGGGCCTCGATCGCCGCGCTCGCCGTCGCGGCCGGCGGGACCTTGGTCGCCTTTGATCGAGAGGCCGGGGGCACCGTCGCGGCCGGGCTCGCCGCGCTCGCCTGGGGGCCCAACGGGCCCGGGGCGACCCGGATCACCGTCGCGGCCCTGCAGGCCCGGCAGGCCTTGCTCGCCACGATCGCCGCGTTCGCCACGCTCGCCGGGCGGACCGATCGGACCCGGACGGCCCGGATCGCCGTCACGGCCTTGCAGGCCACGCTCGCCGGCTGGCCCCGGAGCACCGTCGCGGCCGGGCTCGCCCGGCAGGCCATGCTCGCCTGCGGCGCCGGGTTCGCCGGGTGGGCCGCGGTCACCATCTTTGCCGGGAGGTCCGGCCGGTCCCGCGGCGCCGGGCTCCCCGCGCTCCCCGCGCTCGCCGGAAGGTCCGGCCGGACCTCGATCGCCGGGCGAGCCATCACGGCCCGGCGCACCATCCGCGCCGTCACGGCCCGCGTCGCCCGGAGTCCCATCCCGCAACTCCGCAAGACGCGCACCAACATCGGCACGGATCATCGCGCGCAGTTCGACGATTTCGGCGCGCAACACTGCAATCGTTGCTTGGCTTTGCGCCTCGATTAGGGCGAGTTCACGCGCCCATCTTTGTTTGAGGTCGGCGATGACAACGCCGCCGGCTTCCAACAAACCTTCATTGAAGGAGTCGCTGTCGATCGCGCCGTTCGAGTCGTTGGGCTTTTGTGAGCATGATTCTGGCGAGGGCACTAGCTCTTGCATCTTTGTTGCTCCCATTCGCAGGCCCGGCCGCGGGCGGTGCCGAGGGGGCAGACGGGGATGCTGGTATTGTTGTTTTACCCGGCGCGCTCGTCGGGATGCTTCCGGCTGCAGATAAGGGGACCACTTGCTGTTGAACGCGCGGCTCGTCGCCGTCTTTCACCGAATTCATATTTTCGGAATTGCGCGCTTCGTTCGGCGAATAGACGCCGCCTTGCACGCCGCGCACGAGGGCCTCGATGCGATCCTTGTAGGCCGATCGCAACAGCACCTTGGTGTCGAATTCGATATATTCGTCGGGCTGGCCTTTGAGGCCGAACACTTGCCCGAACGCTTCCTCGATATGGTTCAAACAAAACCCGAGGCCCGAGGCGACCCACTGTTGCATCAGCGCCTCGGTCGAGCCGTAGGGCCCCGAGCCGATGCCGAGGATTTGCAGCGGCACGCGGAACGCCATCGCGATATCCTGATCTGACAGCTTCAAGATTTCGGCAAGCTGCGCATCGCGATACGTCGCCATCGGAATTTGCTGCGGCTTGAGCCCGCCCGTGAGGATCGGCGTGCCGCCGACGTTCTCGCCGCTTGTTTGTTCGTTCCAGCGATCGCGCACCGCCGACACCTGATCCTTGTCGAGCAGCAGGTCGGTCGACAGCACGAAACCGGGCTTGGCCTGGTTATTGTAGAATTGGCTGGCCTGGGCGCGGATCGTGGTGCCGGTCATGACGTCGAGATAGGCCGCGACCAGCGGCGACTCGCCGCGCAACGGATTGCGCAATTGGTCGACATGCAGCTTGATGTGCAGCACGTCGCGCGCCGGCACCGTCGACAGCGGACCATAACGGTTCTGCACGACCCAATTGCCGCCGAGTGCATAGTGCACCTCGCCGTTGCCGTCGATCAGCGCGCGGCAGTAGCGATTGTCCATCAAATGCAGTTCGCTGATTTCATAGCGCGCGTTGCGCAGGCACAGCGCATAGGCGTTGCCCTCGTAATAAAGCTGGCGCACTGCGTTCAACAAAAAATCCGACATGGTTTGATAGTCGTTCGGCTGGCGCAGGATGCGCGACAGCGACGACGTCGTGACCCGATCGCGCCCGCCTTTGCTGTTGGCGATCCAATGATCGCCCGGGCACATGGCGGTGGTTTGCGAATAGGCCGACAAGCACGCTTCGATGATCGCGAGTTGACTGCCCATGAGCAACGGCGTGTGACCGTTCTGCCACCAATTCATCGACTGGCCGACGTCGTTCGGCAGCCAGCCGTGCGTCACCGGCAGATAGTACGGGCCCGGCCGAAAGGCGCCCTCGGTCGCCTTGGCGACGACCGAGGACAACATGCGGCCGATGCGATCAAACAAGCCCATCTAGGTTGCCGCCGAGGCCTTCGTTGTCGGCGCCGCGGCCATGTCGCGGGTCTTGTACTCGGCGGGCGCGCCTGGGCTCATGTGGCGCGTGGTGTTGCGCGCCTCATTGAGGTCCGGGCCCGAGCCGTCGACCGCAAGCTCGGGATGCAAGCCGAGTTTGATCTGATCGCATTCGTCCTGCGTCGGCGTCGGCCGGCCCTTCATGCGCTCGGCATATTCCTTCGCCCGCTTCTCGCGATCGGCCTTGTGCTGTGCCATCGCGTCCGGGTTGGCGTGTTTTGGTTCGCTTGCCATTTCAGAAACTCCTTATTTGGTTGGTCTGGAATGCTTGGCGGCGCGAGTGGCGATCAGCCCCACGCCACGCCGCTCGCCCATGCGACAACCGGGCGGCGCATGATCCAGTTCGTCATCATGATCAGGCGCAGCGCCAGCGAGTCGGTTTGCCACATGGACTTGACCGGCGTGGCCGGCGACGGCGTGCCGCCAGTGATGTCCTGCGGCGCGGTATCTTCCATGTGCAAGGTGGCTTGGTCGCTGATTTCCAGTCGCGGGCCTTCCTGGCCGGCGGTGGTGAAATCGGCGGCGTCGACCATGAGCGCCAAGCCCGGCGTCACGGTTGACGATTCGATCAGTGCCGCCTTGAGCACCCTGCCGCCCGAGGTCATTTCGATGAACGGGAACAGCGGCGTCGCAGCGTTCGGCGGCTGGATCAAATCGATATCCAGCGTTTGGATCGGATTGACGATCAGCGCCGGCTTGCGGACGTTGCCGTTCGTCAGGCCCAAGAGTGCGCCGTAAAGCGCCTTGTAGTCGGCGACGAAATTCGGGAAGCCAGTCCCCGCCGTCGAGGCCGCGATGCCGGCCTGATAGTTGCGCAGCCCGGGCGGCCGAATCACGGTCGCCGGATTGGCGTCGAGCAGGATGGTGTCGAGCGAAATCGCGGTGTCCTCAAGCACGGCCTGCCGCAACAAGCCCTCGATCGCCGGAATCGAATGCTCATCCATTTCCTTAGTCCAGGTCGTGATGACGGCCATTTTTTTCGGCGTCAGCGTTTGCGACGCGAACGCACCTTGCCGCACCGGGATCGGCTGGCCTTCACCGACGAATGAGCCGCTGATCGACGGCGTCAAGTTACGAGTCGGGATGATGATGCGACCGGCAGCGCCGAACGTCAGCGACAAACCGAGTTGCGCCAACCGCGGGAACACCGACATGGGCAACAGCACTTGCATGAAGTCGGCATAAATCTGTTGCACCAACTCGGCGGCCCATCCGGTCACCGTCGTCAAAGCCGGCGCGCTCGCCGCCTTCAACGTGTAATCGCAGACGACGCGTGTGACCTCGTCGTCGCCATAGATTTTCTTGCGAATGTCGTCGATCGACTGGCCTTGCGATTTTGAGAACGCCCGCACCACGGCCGCGCGGAAAAAGTAATCGAGCGGCTCGGGCTTGGCCTTGGCCCGCAATTGCAGATCACCCGGCATCTTGCTGCCGTTGCTCTTGCCGGCATGGCTGCCGCTGGCGGCGTCGGTTGCGGTGCCGGCATTGCGCGCCTCGATCGCCTTGAGATTGTTCAAGTTGCGCGAGGCGGATTCGATCTTTGCTGACAGGTCCTCGGTCAGCAGCATTTGTTCCTCGGTCGGCGCCGCGTCATCGATCGTTTCAAGATGCGCCGTAAGCTGATCTTGCAACGCGACGACCAAGCGCTCCGCGTCCTGGATTCGCTTTGTGAGAAGCATGGGCTTACCCGTGTTGCTGGAATTGTTGCGTTCGGCATGCTCGCCGGGTTGCTCCTTCGCTCCGCGCCGTTTGCTGTTGGCATGCTCGCCACGGGTTGCAGCGTTTGCGTCCATGCTGCGGGTGATCTGTTTGCTGGCATGCTCGCCAAAGACCAACCGCACGGTGTCCGCCGAAATGTTGAGAGATTTTGCGACCGCCAGCGCATTCGGATTGGCCGGGATCGCGACCACTGATGTCTCGACAAGCTCGGATTTCAGATAGCGCGTGCCGAACATGCCGAATTTATCGTTGGCGTTGATCGGCTCGAAATCGATCGGCTTAAAGCCGACCGAACTCGCGCGCAGAATGCCGGCCTCGATCAGCCGGCGGATTTCGTCGTGGCGCGCCGACGTGCCTTTCGGCGCCAGCACCAAATGCGCGCGCAGATCGGTGTCGCCGCTGCGCAGATTTTCCCACTTGCCGATCGGGAAATCGCGATCGTGATTGAACAGCGCGATCGGGTTCTTGAGAAAATTCGTGACCTCCCATCCCTTGGGCTCGACGATGTCACCGAACCGATCGGGCGTCGCGTCGCTCAAGACGAATTCGAGCGGATCGTCGCCCTCGGTGGCGCCGCGTTGTTTGATGATGATCGGGCCCGCGGCGGCGCGCTCGCTGTCGAATTCATCCCATGCAAGCTGACAGGCTTCCTCGGCCTGATCGTCGTCCATGTCCTGATCGCCGGTCAGTTCGTCGACGCAACGCTCGATGTAATCGTCGTGCGATTCGTCCGGGTCAGGATCGGGCGCATAGTCCTGTTTGATTTGGAATTCGCGCACTTGCGCGAGCAGCGGCGCCATC